GCAGAAATCTTTATCAATACCTAATTGTCTTAGCATATCTTGTACTTGAAAACCATCTTTAGTGGTACTGTAATGTTCACCATAAGTTGATTTTATATAGTCTGAAATTTCTTTGATTATTTTATCTTCGTTATATTTCATTCACTTCCTCTTTCATTAAATAGTTTACTTCTTGTCTTAATTCTCTAATACCCATTTTAGAAAAGTTCATAAATCTTGGTCTAATACCGTTTACAGATTTGTACTCGTCCCATATGTAATCTATTAAATTTTGTCTTACTAAATCTTTTAATGTAAAAATACCATAACTAATCCAATGGTCAGCGTGTTCTATCATCAAACCTTTGAAACTACCAGTACCTTTATTTTCTTCATTATACTTACGAGCACCTTCATTGTATTTTTTAATGTAGTTAATTAAGTTTTGTGATAATTGTTTATTCATATTCTTATTACCCATTTAAACTATAATAAATTACATCATCAATGTTGTGTTCATCAATATCTAACATATTTACATTATCAACATTTAAGATTTCTTTTTTTGCCTTGTCTTCATCAATTTGACCTGATTTCATACAAGCAATTATTTTGTCAACTTGATTTTCTGCATTATCTGAATAGTATTGTTTAGTTTTAGACATAGTGTTTTTCTCCTTTGTTCATCATTAGTATATCAAAAATTTGAAGCAATGTCAAGTAGTTTCTTTGTCTTGCCTCTTGTATTCTTTGTTTTAATGTTTTATTCATACTATTATAATATCATACCTAACCTAAAAGTCAAGCATTAAAAAACGTTGATTTTATTGACTTTTTAAAAGAACAAAGAGAGAACACCCTTTATTTCCAATGATTTTTGACCCATTCTATGGTATTTTTGTCGTATGATTCGTGTGGATGTAAGTCTATTAGTTCGTGTGGATTAGGTTTACCGTGAAATACTGCGATTTTAGTACCACTCTTTCTTTCAAGTGTCCATTTTTCTCTATGAAACCTAGGTGATTCTCTATCAAACCATTTTGCTGAAAAAGTCCACTCATCTGGATATGCTTTGTAGTAAGTTGTTTTCTTTATTGTCTGTGATATGACATTTTGATCACCTTGTAATTTATCAAAATTCTTTTTATCTTTCTGATATTCTTGCCATACGTATTTTGTCATAATATCATTGTTAAATCTCATAACACTAGAATTAAATAGTTTAGTTGATTTATTAAAATCATTCATACCTATAAACTTTGTATCTTTTTCATATTCAATAAAACAATCAATGTTTTCTAATATCACTACATCTAAATCTAGGTAGAAACAAGTACCTTGTAGATTTGCCTCTGGACTAAACAATGTGAGTTTGTTCCACCAACCTTCGTATGTATGAAAAGGTAACTTTCTTATTTCTACGTTTGCACCTGGTACTAACTTGTGCATTTTAACGTGATCAGTATAAATGATAAATTTGTGTGGTATGGTTAAATGTCTTTCAACCATATTATAAAGGACTTTTACGTAATCCGTTTTATACTTATTGCCCCAATATAAACATACTACATTAACCAGTTCCATATCGCCCTTAATGCTAGTAATAGATACATAAACTCCATCAATGCTCTAGGTATATCTTTATCTTTGATACCCATATAAATCCATATACTACAAGAAAATGTGGCAATCGCCCATCCAATCCATTGTGTATCAGGATTTGCATTTGATAAAACAAACGCACCTATCATTGCTAATAAAAAACCTAACCAACGCCAACCATCTATCTTTTTATAATATCTAATTTTCATTTTGTTCTTTTAGTATTTTATATGCTGTACCGTTTTCTATTTCTTTTATTGTAAACTGATTTTCTGCAACAAACTTTAACCACTCTTCCATAGTCTTACGACCAGGTCTTAATGGTTTTTTTATTTTACTTATATCTCTACTTGATACAGGTCCCATTATACTACTACCTTCAGCAAATACAGGTACCATATTCATTAGGGCATCAACACCAGATAATGACATATTTGTAACTAAACAATGAGCATACTTTAATTGATCTTTAATATCTGTTTCCCACCATTCGTTACCTGGTCTAGGTTTATTTCTAAAGACAATAGGCATATCTGTATGTTTTTTAATTTCTTGTTTTGCAATTTTTACCCATTCGTCTTGTGATATACCATTCATATGAAACGTTACAGTTTGTGATGACGGACAGAGCAAAATATGTTTAGTAACACCTGTATTCCATCCCTTAAATTCTGCGTCAATTCCTTGATGACGTAAGTATTCTAATCTTTGACCATTACCTACTCTACCATAATTTGTATGTATACCACCTTTACATATTCTAAAATAAGTTTTATCATAATCGTGTATTATAGGACTAGGGTACCTAGTTATTTGTTGTGTTAAGTAACCTACATCTATATACCACCATTCTTCTTTTTTATTCATACACTCTTTTATTTTAGATACATTATTTCCACCTAATCCCCAAAAAAAGTTTATAGGTTTATCTTCGTCTTGCCAACCTTTTTCAATTGCTGGAAATATTTGGTGTGATAAACAATCTGTTTTAGCTAGTTTGTGTGTTATTATCATATTTGTCAACTATTCTCTTTGCTGTTCCGTCTTGTATTTCTATCATAGAAAATTGATTTGCTAATAAACTATCTATCCATTTGTTAACTAAATCATTATCTCTTATGTATTCTTTTTCTATATCATCATATTTAATTGATACAGGTTTACACATAGATACATCATTACAAATTACAGGTATACCTTTTAATATGGCAGTAATACCAACTGTAGATTGAAATGTAACAACACAATGTGATTTATGTAAATCTTCATCTAACGGTCTAGTGTCTGTTTTATATCTAACAATAAAACTTCTATCTGTAAACTTTCTAATTTTTTCTTTTGTCTTTCTTATCCATCTATCTAAATCTGTAATTTTATAATATCTACAAACTGCTTCTGTAGGTGGTATGATTAATATATCTTTACCTTTTCTTATATCTTTTAATCTAAATGTTTCTTTAAACTGTTTATACTTTTGTATTCTGTTTCTATCTTCATCATTTAATTCAACAATTTTGTTTAGATTTTCACCATTTTTAGTTATTCTATATGATTGTATATCTGATATGTGATTACGTTTGTGTCCGTGTGATTTAAAAAAATAAGCGTGATCAAAATAATAATAGTTTAATCCTAATTGTTTACATTTGTACAACCAATTTTCTGTGCCTCTTAAAATACCAAATACTGCAACATCATTTTTTTCTTTTAAAAATTCATTCATATCAAAACCAGGCCATATAGATTGTTCAAATGGTCCTACGTGATATCCTCCTTTTAATTGAGGATTCCAAAATTTACCACCTTCGTTTTCAACAAAAGGTCTTACAACATTGTCTAATACAACTCTAGTACCAAAACCAACTAACATTACAAATCAACTTTATTACATTCATTATAGTTATTAAACCAATCTAAATTATAATCACAACCTTTATAATCTGTAAAATACGGTCCACCTTTTGTATAATGTACGTTCTTTACATCTTCTTTATAATTATATTCACCTACTAACCAATTCCACTCTAAAGGTATTTCACCTATAAGATGATCACCTTCTAACCATTTAAATTGATGTAGTTCTAAACCACTTGCTCTATTTACATAATTGGGTGTAAGTTGTGTACACTTCTTACAATTCATTAACATAAAACTAGACCAGTTCTTTTTAGTATAGGCAGTTTGTACTTGACCTAAAAACTTTGTTTTTTCTTTAGGTACATAATCGTGTTTACATACTTGTACTGCATACTTGTCATCCCTTAATCGCCACAATTCTGCAATATCAGCTTTCATTAACATATCACAATCCATAAACAATGCCCAACCTTGATAGTTCATTAAGTGTGGTATAATAAAACGACTAAAAGAAAATTCAGTTGATGAGAGATTGCCTCTTTCTCTTACAAAGTCGTCTTTTATATTGTTTAATGCAATAGGTGTAATTGCAACAGGTTTAGTCGAGTTTTTTAATATACTATATGAAAGCACATTAAATGCTACTTTTTCTTTATTATCATAACCAATAAAAATATTAATCATCTTAATGACCTTCGTCTGATTTAAATCCGTAATCTGCAACGATACTTAAAATTGCAAAAATTATACCCATTAGTATAATACCCCATAACCCAGCATCTTTTTCTACAAATAATATATGATATAAAAATTCTAATCCGTTCATTGATTAACTTTCTGTCCTACTGTTTCTCTTTCAATATCATTGTGATCAAATTCTGCCCAATACAATTCAAATGCCACACCATCTTCTAATCCTATAAATTGATGAAAGACACCTGGTTTAACTCTTGTAAAATCACCTGCTTTCAAAATAGTTTCATCAACTAAATCATAATCTTTTTGCCATACTTTAACTAACATCTTACCTGACTCTACAAAAAAACCGTTCCATTTATGTTTGTGTTGATGTTTAGAACAAGCAACATCTTTTTTAAATTCTATTCTATGAAATTCTAAAACACCATTTGCGTGTATCAATTCTGTTTGACCCCATATTTTACCTGCTTTCATCTATTTTTTCTCCATTCTGGACTATGTTCATCTTGTTTTCTTTTGCCTTTTCTATGATCTATATATTGATTTAAAATTTTATCTCTTGCCATAATATGTCCATTTCTACCATCACCCTTACTTAATTCTTTATAGTGTATATCTTCTTTGAAATAACGTCTTGTATAATCAAAAGTATGGCAATCTGTCCAATT